ATGGATGATGAAGAAGTAAATATTAAGGAATTACAAAATGTGAAAATAGAAAATATTAAGGAAATGAATAACAATGACAATGATGAAATAAATACTTCGGATAATCAAGAGGATTCGGAATCGATAAATACTTCTGAATCTTCTAAGAAAAAAAATAAGAAAAATAAAAAGATGAAATCAAACCCAATTTACTTGGTCATCTTTTTATTAATTATATTGATTATTATATTACTTTTCTTTATTGTAAAAAATAAAAAACGTGTGCGCTTTTAAATAACATAGGAAGTCCATTCTTTTATTTTATTCATGTATTGTATAGGTAGTGGAACACTTTCTCCATAACATATATTTTTTACATATAATTTGTGAATACATTCATATGTATTTCCAACAATAATTTTTAAATAAATTAAATAAAAAAGAAATAAAGAACAGGAAAAATAAATATCTTCGACTCCATAAGTATTATTTTTGACTAATAAATAAGGTATTAACTTAGTAAGTGTAAAGATAATCAAGAAAGATATAATGTAATAAATATTCACTTGATTATATATCATGGTAATTAAAATAACGAAAGAAACAATAATTGCAATATATAATACTAGTTTAGGATTATAAGGAAATAAATTAAAGGAATATAAAAAAAACCAGATTATAATCCATGTCGTAAAAAATTTATCAATCTTAGACATAATATTATTAATATATATTAATTTATTACGCCTGAACTTGGTATATAAAAAATATATTAAAAATTAAATTATATAAATTATATAAATAATTTAAATTTTAATATATTTAAATTTTAATATATTTAAATTTTAATATATTTAAATTTTAATATATTTAAATTTTATTTCATTTCCAATTTAAAAATATATCTTCTATTATAATATATAACATGCACACGTTTTCTTTTTGTCTTTTAACTTTTTCTCTTACAGCTACTTTAGCTCGTTCAACTCTTATTGAACGATTTAATCAATGGAAAGATCAATTTCAGATCATTGTTCACGATGATGCTCATCACGATTCTATTTTCCGCAAATGGATAGATAATGATAAATACATTGATAATCATAATTTTAATAATGCAACTTATACTTTAGGACATAATCAATTTTCTGGAATGAATTCCGAAGAATTCAGTTCTTATCTTGGATTTAGTGGATACGTTCCTATGAGCAGTCATCTAAGAAGTCATTCGAAATTAATGGGTTCTACTCCTTCTTCGGTTAACTGGGTCGAAAAAGGTGCTGTCACACCTGTTAAGAATCAAGGTCAATGTGGTTCTTGTTGGAGTTTTTCCACTACAGGTGCTCTCGAAGGTGCATACTATATTAAAAATGGTAAATTACCATCTTTTTCTGAACAACAACTTGTTGATTGTGATAATTTCCAACATGGTGGAAAAGATCATGGATGCAACGGTGGTTTAATGGATAATGCTTTTAATTGGATTAGTAAAAATGGTGGTTTATGTACTGAAGAAGAATATCCCTATGTTTCTGGAACTACTAAAACTGCAGGCTCTTGTGAAACTTCTTGTGCGTTGGTTGATGATAGTAAAATACATAGTCATGTAGATGTACCTAAAAGTTCGGATAGTAGTATGATGGAAGCAGTTGCCCAACAACCTGTATCAGTTGCTATTGAAGCTGACCAAAAAGATTTTCAACTTTATCAATCGGGTGTATTTACTGGAAGTTGTGGGACTACATTAGATCATGGTGTTCTGGTCGTAGGTTATGGAACAATGGATGGTGATGATTATTATTTAATTAAAAATTCATGGGGAAATACTTGGGGTACTAATGGATATATATACATTGGACGAGGTGATCAGTTTAATAATGGGAATGGTCAATGTGGTGTATTAATGCAGGCAAGTTACCCAGTACTTTAATGCTAATATCTTTATATATACAATAGTATAAATATCATTCTATTTAATATTATATTTAAATAGAAGTAAATTAATAATAATTTAAAATTATTTTTTTATGTTTTTTCGCATAGAATTATTAATTTTATTTTTCATTGTTTGATATAATTTTTCGTAAATAGGAAATAAAGGTGATTCTTCATTATGTTTAGAATTACGTTCTTTTACTACAAAAGAACTATAATCTAATTTTTTATTTAAAAATTTATTTAATCGTTCTTTTTTATTATTTATTTCATTAAAATCTAAAAATAAAATGGGTATATTTGTTTCTGCGTTAATCCAATTATTAAATTGATATTCTAATCCAAAAAAATCTCTGTTATGCTTTAATGTTATTTTTGAAAAATTTTCAAATGTTGCTTCTTGGCGATTTTTAAAATTACATGGATTTCCTAGTTTTTTCATTTGAGAAAAATGCCACTTTCTTCTATAATGAGATTTCACAGCATAGTAAGGATGATTGTATAAAAATATAATTTTTTTTACTTTTTTATTTTTATTATGAGGTTCTTGTAATACTTTATTCATATGATTTAAACTATGAACATGTTTTAAATCATCTCTATCCCGAAATTCATTAATAGAAATATTATTTTTCATTAAAAAATCCATAAAATAACTTTGACCATTGCCTCCACCACCAATTACGAAAATCATATTTATACTTACTATAAATATTAAAAAATATAAATATTTAATTAATATTAAAATATAAATTACTATTTTTCACATTTTATGACATTTAATTAATTATTTAGAAAACAACTTTTTCCATTGATGTTTTAAATATTCCCAATTATTTACACCACATTCGTCTAATTTATGATTACTTGAACTGAAATAGGTCTTTAAACGAATAAATAAATAAGCAGTGATACCTGATAATACTGCTCCTAATAAAAATTCTTCTCCTTCTTGGGCTATGGCGGTAAAAAAAGTAATTATTAGTATAATACCAATGTTTTGTAGTTCAATTACATTAAATGTTAAAAAGATAGCAACAATAAAACAAAAAATAATAAATAAAAATATATTATCCATACTTGTGTATTTATTATAGTATTTAATTAAAACTTGATGAAAATGAGAAATATTTTTCTGATTGGAATGAAAGAAATAAGGTTGTATGAATAATCTATAGATAATTAATATACATACAATAATAATTAATATATTTAAAATTAGTATTTTTAATCGATGATCACAAACTTCTGCTTTGATAACAATAGTTTGTTCTTTTGTATTTTTAGAAATTATTTTTTTAGAAATTTTTTTTTTAACTTCATTCGTTACTTCTTCTTCTTCCATAAAAATAGATTAGATTTATTTTATAATAAATTTAAACTAGTAATTAAAAATTCATAGAAAATTCATGAAAAATAGAAAAACAGTGCATTTTTCAATAACTATTATTTATAACATAATTTTTATTTTTGTGAAGATCCATTAATTAACCAAGAACTTGATTGTATTTTATCTCCAAAACCATCGCACAATTCTATATTTCTTTCTTGACAAACAGGACCCTCGGGAATAGTTAAATTATTTTGATCACCTCCGTTACAGAAATAATCAGGTTTTGGTTCTACTGTACGTAATGTTTCACAAACTGTGCGATCTTGGTCAATAGAGGGTATTACATAATCAACACACTTTAATTCTTGGATAATTTTAATACGTTCAACCATTGACATGAATGCTTTTCCTTTTTTTAAAGTTGCTTGATGATCATTATTCACAATGACCATTAATTTTGTTCCTTTTTCCTTGGATAGTTTAAAATATTCAATATGACCCACATGAATAGGATCAAAATATCCACTTACACAAACTATTTTTTCTTGCTGATCCATTTTATTATAATTTATATAATATAATAAAATTCTATAAATAACAAATTAAAATTAATAAATTAAAATTTTAAATTTTAAATTTGAAATTTGAAATTTAAAATGATATTTCTAATTATGAATGATTGGAGTCAATTTTTTATAGATGAAGATAATAAAAGTGAAAAAACAGATAATATAAATAAACAATTAAAGAAAAAAATATATTTTATTAATAAAAATTCTTATTTATATCAAAATGAAGATAAAAAAATACAAAGAAAAAGATTTGATCAAATTTTAAAATTATATAAAAAAAGTAAACCTTATTTTATTGATCAAATATATTTAAAAAATTTATATGGAAATTTTTTATTAAAGAATGATATACAAGGACAATTAAATCAAGAAGAATACATTATTGATTTATATGAATTGGTATATGAGAAAAAAATATCCAAATCCAACTTGGAAAAAATTTTTTTAGGAAGAAAGTGTGTATCCATCTATCAAAAAATAAAAGATAAAATAGGATTTTATCGCATACTCAGAGTTTATCACCAACATTTCACTAAAAATGATGATCCTTATTCTTTATTTATGAGAAATAATACAATTCATGGTTATACAAACCGTTTATATTGGAATGAAAAATTAAATGAATATAAAACATATGGTGTTTTAAATAATTATTATAGTAAGTTACCAATAAAAATATAAATATTATTTTTATAGAAATAAAGTAAAAAATATATAGAATAATGTTTTTATAATATATTATAATTGTTTTAAAAATGAAGAATAAAAAGAATACATTAGAAAAAGAGAAGAAAAGAATGATTATTATAGGTAGTGGATGGGCTGCATCTTCTTTTTTAAAATATTTAGATTCAAGTCATATTTCTAAGAATTATGAAGTTATTGTGGTTTCGCCATCAAATTTATTCTTATATACACCATTATTAATTAATAGTATTTTTAATTCGACTACATTAACATTACCAATTTCTGAATTAAATTCTTTTCCAATTAAATATATCAACAATAAGGTTTCAGACATTGATTTTCAAAAAAATAAAATATTTTTAGAAAAAAAGGAAGGAAATGAAGGGGATTTATTATCTTCAAATTTAGATTATGATTATTTAATATTAGCTCATGGGAGTATTGTAAATACTTTTCAAATAGAAGGGATCAAAGAAAATTGTTATTGTATAAAAGAAGAAAAAGATTCTCTTAAAATAAAAGAACAATTGAATTTATTATTTAATTCAGATGATAATAGCAACTATCCCAAGAATATTGCTGTAATTGGTACAAGTTTTGCTGGAGTAGAACTGATTGGTGAATTTATTGATAAAATTCATCAAAAAGATAAACAGAATCAAAAGTATAAACTATACGCAATTGATGGTTTAAAAGTTCCTCTTGCTGAATCTAACAGTTTTATTCAAAAATATATAGTGGATTTGTGGAGAAAAAATAATGTAAATTTATATATGGATCAATTTGTGACAAAAGTAGATTCTGATCATATACATACAACTAAAAATAAAATAC